CAGCAAAGGCACATTGATTGTAGCTGACCTGGATAGATTTTCCAGGACTGACTGGCATACTCTAAAGTTCTTTGACCAGGTATTGAAGAACGGCAAGGTCAAGCTTGTTGTTTGTAATGACCCTACAATATCAGAAAATAAAGATAAGTTTGCATTGAAAACTTTGTTTGCTCAGATGGAACAAGAAAAGATTTCTGAAAGAACTAAGTCTGCTCTTCAAAGAATTAAGGATGAGATAAAAGCTAATGGTACTTACAAAACTAAATCAGGTAAGTTAATTAGCTCACTTGGCTGTCATTCAAACATGGACTTTGCCAGGAAGAGAAGTGCTGAAGTTATCAAACTTAAAGCAGATAAAAGAGTTAAGGACATCGAATCAGTTATCCAAAAATTATTAAGTGTTGGTGATAGCTATAGACAAATAGCTGAACAACTTAATCAAATGGGAGCAAACACTGCTAGAGGTGGTAAGTGGTATGCTTCAACAGTTAGTAATGCCGTAAAAAGATTGGAGGAAAATTATGGTTAAATTTATTAAGAACTATGGAGTGTACATTGCAGAATGCATACTCTTTTTTATCCTATGTGTAATGGTTTATTATGCATTTCATTTTGTGTGTCTCATCGATGATGCATGTTATGCTCGTAACTTTGTGGAGGTTTTATAATGGCTAAGTATAGTGATGATGCAGTAGAGCTTGGAGCTTCAAGAGTTCCAGCTATCGTACTAGGTAAAACAAGTTTTACAACTAATGAAAGAGAAAGACAAAAAACATTACATGCCAGGCAAGGTATTGAAACTCTTGAGACTGAGTTTGGTAAAGAAGTAAAAGAAAGAGGTGATCGCCTTGAGCCAGTTCTCATCGAATGGGCTAGGGATAAAGTAGATGAAATCTCAGATGACAAAGCAACCATCAACCTATGTAAAGTAACTCAAGGATATAGAATAGATGAACTTGCATTGTGTGCTTCCCTAGATGCTATCCTTCAAGTCGATGGTGAGTTTACAATGTACAATGAGATGACTGATGAAGACATTACTTTGTCAGGCTTTGGAGCATTGGAAATCAAAACAACTAACACTGATGACTTGCCCAGGACCGATCAGATTATACAATTGCAAACACAATTATTATGTAGTGGTTTTAAGTGGGGCATCATTGCCGTATTTGGTAAAGCTCAAAAACTAAAGCTTGTACCTTTTAAAGCTGATCAACAACTCTTTAATCAAATCATGGAAAAGGTTACTGAGTTTTGGCAAAAGGTAGACCTAGATGAGCCATATCCACCATTAGATAATGGCCCACCATCAATAATAAATCTAGATCACTTAGATATCAAAGACAGTCTAATCAATGTAGCTGAGGACTGGCTTATGTGTGATGCTGAAATAAAGAAGTGGACTAAGAAAAAAGAAGAAGATCAAAAACTGTTGCAAAGAATTATGGAACAGAATGAAGCAGAACATGCTGAGGTTGGTGATATCAATATTTCCTACCCCACCATTACCAGGAAGGCACAACCTGAAAAAATAATGCCAGCAAAACAAGCAACATATTATCGTAAATTTAAAATAGAAAAGAAGGAGAACTAATATGTCATTACCAACTTTAAATCCAACTAACCTGACTGAAGCAGTCGAGTTTTCAAAGTTCATTGCAACATCAGGCCATATCCCAAAACAGTTCCAGGGCAAACCAAATGATATCCTGGTAGCTATCCAGTGGGGATATGAGATAGGCCTTGCTCCTATGCAAGCTCTTCAGAATATTGCAGTCATAAATGGTAGGCCGTCTTTGTGGGGCGATTCAATGATAGCCGTCTGTAAACATCATCCTGACTGGAGAGGTATAGAAGAAACCTATATTGATGAAGAAGACAAAGCAGTATGCATTGTTAAAAGACATGTTCATGGTGAGATAGAAATAACCAGGGCAGAATTTTCATACAAGGATGCACAAAAAGCAAGACTTGCGAATAAGCCTGGTCCTTGGCAAGACTATCCCAAGAGAATGATGCAACTTAGGGCTAGAGGTTTTGCTCTTCGAGATGCATTTCCGGATGCAATCAAAGGTTTGATTACAACTGAAGAAGCAATTGATTATCCTCAAGAAAAAAAAGAGCCTAGGAACGTCACTGGTGATGGGGAAATAACAAATGTGATTGAGAACATCAAAGAAAAGCTAAACAAGCCTGAAGGCTCTGAAAAGCCGATTAAATACACAATGCATTTTATTGGTGACCACAAGCCTATAATTTTTCAAACTGCTAGTGATTTCATAGTAAAATTTACAGATACACTACTAGCTATTGATAAATTAGAAAAAACTCAGCAACAAAAAGTTGGTTTGATGCATGACCTCAAAGATAAAAATAATGACACAATCAAATTACTTGGTGAAGACGAACAAGTACAGATTGAAAATGAGATAGGAAAGTACATTGGCTGATCAATCAATTAAATATCCCATGACAGAAAAGCAAAAAGAAATTTTTTTGTTTATTCAAAACTACTTTAAGAGTGAAGGCATCATGCCAAGACAATTAGATATTGCTAATCATTTTGGCTTTACTCAGCAAACATGCAAGTATCATTTAGATAAGATACAAAAGAGAGGATGGATTACCAGGATACCTGGATACACTAGAAGCATATCTCTAAACTTAGATAGCTTCCAACCTCTTAATTAATCTATCGGCTCTCGTTGTTACCTGAGTGTAATAGCGAGAGTCTTTCAACTGATTACCAGCTTCTACCCAATCTCTATTCTTAACGGCTTCACGAAACTTTACAAATTTGGAAAGACGAGGTCGGCCCATATTGAACATGAGGTTCGCAATGATTTGTTGCCCCTCTTCAGGAAGCTCATCGAAATCATCAAACAAAACTTTGCATTCATCGATGGTAACCTGGACATCCTTATCGAACAGTTCGTTTACTCTATCCTCAGATACTTCAGTACCTACTGGTTTTTCATACTCCTCATCCCACTCAGTCACCAAGTGACCAATACCTACAGTGGGCAAGTTAAGATGATCTAGATAAACAGAATAGACACAACCCTCATCTATCTTGAGTTGTTCCCTAAGTTTTTCTATGTCCATTAGGCAGTCGCTGTTTTCTTTTTCTTCTTAGCAAACATTCTAAGCTTCTTAAAATCAGATGCTTCCATCTTCTTTTTGTTGCCTGACATCTTCGCAATCTTTTTTTGTTTTGGAGAATAACTCCCATAGTTACCTGGCATAATACTTCCTTTCTGTTAAGTTAAATCTTTATCTGCCTTCCTTGCTCCACCTTTGCCAGTGACAAAAGATCGAACTCTTCCCATAGCCCATTGATGAGCCGATACCTTGGGCCTACTACCTGAAGAATAGTATGCCCCCATACCCCTGGAATATACTTTATCTAATGTAGATTTACTGTACCTGGATGCACCAGGAATACTTTTATACTTGCTCATCCTTTGCTCCTTTGCTTACTGATTCTATCCATCATGGCTGGTGTAAGTTTACCTTCTTTATATAACTTGGCAGTCCTCTTTATCTCAGCTTCTCTAGCTCCAGGATTTTTTGCACCAGCTACATACTTCTTTGGAACTCCACCTTTGGTCTTGGCAACCTTAGCAAATTTCCTTTTAAAATTTTTTTTAGGATATGGTTTTTTCATTTTTTCTTTCCCATAAGTTTCATAGCTTGGCCAACACCTTTTATTCCAAACGAACTAGATACAGCAATAAATAAAAGATACTGATACCAATCAGGCAAAGTATTTAAAACCTCAAAACCAGCCCTTACATATTCTGTCATACTAGGAATGAAAACGAGTATTGCTGGTAACAACAAAACTATCAAAGCAAATTCGTCTTTCCAACTTCCATCAGTTGCATCAGCCATAGCCTTTTCCCATTCAACTTCACCAGTGGCAACCTTCTCAGCAACAACAGCTTTGGCTTTTGCCTGAGCAACTTTTGCTTGTCCTTCAGCTTTTACCTTCTCTACTTTGCTATTCATCCATGAGCCAGCAAGATTAGCTATTGGTCCTATCAATGCTTGTAACATTACTTCACTCCATTCTTTGCCATGTATGCAGTTGTACCCATGTAAGTTCCTACTATACCAGCACCTGAAATATAAAAAAGATTTGATATATCTGACATTGCTTCCAGGCGATCTAGAGGTATGAAGAAACAAGCTACTGTAAATACACCCATACCAATCAACGTATATCTAGCCATACGAAGTTGTGCTAAATTCTTTCTAAGTTTTGTTTCTGTCTCTTGTATCTCTTTGGCATGGGCTATTTCTTCATCTGTGATTTCGCCATCGTTATCCAAATCCCAAGCAGAAAACTTAGTTTTTTTCTGAAATCTTTTTTGTACCATTACTTGCCCACCTCCTTCATAGCTACTTTGTGAGCTTCACCAAAAGACATCCCTTGCATCATTTTAGATTTCATCAATCTCATGTGCTTTGATGAATGATGTTTCTTATGCTTTTTCATTGTGTCTTCCTGACGTTTTGTCAGTTTCTTTTTATGTTCCATTAATACACCCTCACTTTATTAGTATCTACAAAAGGAATTAATTTGCAAATACACTCATAATTTTGTGGTTCGTTTTCCCTCATGTAACTTTGGTTATTTAGTTTATCCCTATAATCTATACAGTGGTTTACGTTTTCAAAATAAATACCACCGGTAGCTATTCCATTTAATGTGCAAGCAAGCATAAAGGCTGTCATATTATACCTTTCTTCTTTGCTATGATCACTAGGACTGTGATAACACCTGAGAGGAGAGCAGTAATAAGAATGGCTAGAATTACTTTCAATACTGTCTCTTTAAATTTTTCTCTTTGTTTCTCGGCTTTTATCCTGGCATCTCGTCTAGATTTACGAGCTTCAGTTTTGTAATGGATATAATCCTGATATAATCCTGGCCGGCCCAGGTAAATCATTATCTGTTTTAGCTCTTCTTCTCTTGATTTGATTTGTTCTAGGGCCATAAACTCCTCTAGGTCATTATCTGTTTTACCTAGGAAGTTTGTCCAAATGCTGTTCTTTTTTTTATGTAAATCTTGCTGAAGCTGATCTTCTGCTCTACAAAAATCTGCGATACTTTTTCCAGCCCTGGAAATTTCAGCACCATTTTCTATGGTTTTTTTGATTATCGCAAAAGCACCATTTGCCAATGCTAATGCTTCGAGCATATCTCTACCTCACTAACAAGCCAATCAAAAGTAATATAATAGAACCCATACCAGCATACAGACCATTCTCCAATCGCCTTGTCCTGGAACTTAAATCTTCCATGATTACTTTGAGACTATTAATTTCACTCTGTAAACTTGTCATTGTAGGTTTAGACATTACTCTTTTATCTCCTTCTTAGGCCTACCCTTTTTTACTTTTGGCTCAGGCTTCTCTTCAACAGCTTTTTGCTTTAGCCTTGGTTTCAACTTAGGATT